GATGGAGCATATGTTACAGAAGGAGCTGGAGTATATGGAACTTTTGTGGACTTCATGGGTTCTCAAAAGAATGACAATGCTCTTATTGCACAGTATAGAGCTATGGCATTATATCCCGAAGTTGATACTGCAATAGATGAAATCACAAACGAATCTATTGTAATGGGTTTTGACCGTAAACCAATAAAACTTGATCTCTCAAAAATTGAATTTTCTGATAATATAAAAAGTAAAATATATTATGAATTTGATAATATTTTAAAAATAATGGATTTTCAAGACAGGGGTTTTGAAATTTTTAGAAGATGGTACATCGATTCTAAATTATTTTTCTATATTTCAATTGATAGTGAAAAGCCATATGAAGGAATAAAACAGCTAATTCCTCTTGATGCTACAAAATTAAGAAAAATTAGAAAAATTAAAACTAAAAATGCCAAACAAGATGGCAATACTTTATCTTTAATTAAAGATGTAGAAGAATACTTCTTATATACAAATACAGATAAAAATTCTGTAACTGGAACTCCAACATCAGGTCTTAAGATATCTCCAGATTCAATTTGTTTTGTACATTCTGGAATGGTAGATATGAATACCAAACGAGTTATTGGTTATTTACATAAAGCAATTAGACCACTTAATATGTTGCGTCAATTAGAAGATGCAATAGTAATTTATAGAGTTTCTAGAGCACCAGAAAGACGCATATTTTATATCGATGTTGGTAATCTGCCAAAGCAAAAGGCTGAACAATATGTGCGTGAACTTATGAACAAGTATAGAAATAAACTTGTTTATAATCAAAGCACCGGAGAAATTAAAGACGATAGAAATCAAATGGCCATGCTTGAAGATTATTGGCTACCTCGTCGTGAGGGTGGAAAGGGAACCGAAATTTCTACTTTGGATGGTGGCCAGAATCTAGGTGAACTTACAGATGTTGATTACTTCAAAAAGAAACTTTATTACGCTTTAAGTATTCCTCCATCTCGTTTAGTCGGAGAAAGTGGGTTTAACCTTGGAAGATCAGCAGATATCACGCGAGATGAAGTAAAATTTTATAAATTTATTGAAAGATTGCGCTACAAGTTCTCAAATATGTTCTTGCAACTTTTGCGCGTTCAATTAATTTTAAAGGGAATTGTTACCCAGGAAGACTGGGAAAACATGCAGCCCTATATAAATTTCACATTTAATCGTGATTCTTATTTTAATGATATTAAAGATTCTGAAATTTTGGCCTCTCGTATAGAATTGGCTTCTGCTATGGAACCCCTAATTGGGAAATATTTCTCCTCAAATTATATTAGAAAACATATTTTGAAGCAAAATGAGGATGAAATTAAGCAAATTGATGAAGAAATGGCCATAGATATTCAAAAACAAAAACAGGCTGAAATGGAGCAAATGCAAATCCAGATGCAAATGCAACAGCAGGAACAGCAAGAAGGACAACAAGAATCTCAATAATTTATTTAAAATATAAATAGAAAAGGAACATACTATGAAAGCAAAAAAGATAATACTATCAATTTTAGACGAAAACGCCATAACAGCAAAAACAATGATTTCGGAAGAATTGGCCATTAGAGTAGGTCAAAGATTAGCCGAAGAATATGTTCGCGTTGCTAAAGAAACATTTAATGAAGGAAAAAAGAAAGATCATGATGGTGATGGCGACATCGATTCTGATGACTGGAAAGCTGCCAGAGATGCTGCCATCAAAAAGAAAATGAAAATGAATGAGGCTGAGGAAGAAGAAGGCGAAGAAGAAGAAGAAGGCGAAGAAGAAGAAGGCGAAGATGAAGAAGAGGGCGAAGAGGAAGCCCCAAGAATGAATATGCAAGCTCCAGCACAGACCCCTACAGGATTTGATGTTCGTCTATCATACAACGGATAATAAATGAAACTAATCACCGAAACAATTGAAGAAGTAGCATATCTAACCGAAAACAAAGACGGTGAAAAACAATATTTCATCGAAGGTGTTTTCATGCAGGCTGAACAAAAAAACAAGAATGGCAGAGTTTATCCAAAACCAATTCTTGTTAAAGAAGCACAGCGTTATGTCACAGAATATGTGAATAAAAACCGTGCTCTAGGTGAACTAAATCACCCAAGCGGCCCCTCCGTTAATCTAGATCGCGTATCTCACAAAGTAACTTGGCTATACGAGAATAACAATGATTTCTACGGCAAGGCTAAAATTCTTGACACTCCATGCGGACAGATTGTAAAAAATTTAATGAGTGAAGATGTAAAAATGGGAGTATCTACCCGTGGCATGGGTTCTCTAGAAAAGAGAGGCGGGGTCAATGTTGTCAAAGAAGACTTCATGCTTGCCGCTATCGATATCGTCGCTGATCCTTCGGCCCCAAATGCTTTCGTAAATGGAATCATGGAAGGCAGAGAATGGATCTGGGACAACGGTATTCTGAAGGAACAACAGATTGCTGAATATCATAATTCCTTAAAGAAGACTCCTTCAAGAAAACTACAGGCAGAATCTATAAAACTTTTTGCAGATTTCTTAAGGAAAATTAAATGAATAAACTTGACGATAAAAAAATAAAATCTTTGAATGAAACATGCAAATCTGTTTTAATTGAGCACAACGCTCAATACAACAAGAATCAACTTAATGAATTTTTTGGTGACATGATTGGTGACATGAAAAGAAATGTTCGCGGTGGTATTTCTTCTATAGGACAAGGAAATGTTGCAAGTGGTATTGGGCAAGTGGTTGCTGAAGTACTAGCTCCATTGAGTCCCACAGGTAGAATTGATAGCCCTGAAAGTTCATTAGGAACAATGTATAACAAATATGTTGCTCCTCATACTAGCGAGGGACAAGCAATTTCCCAATATCAGCAGGGTGCTCAAGCGCATTATGATGCCCATGTTTCTTCTGTAAGAAATCATTTAAATAGTATTAGAGGTCAATTAAATCCAACCGATTCGACACATATGCCACTTCTGATTGCACTTGATCATTTTGATAATGGTAGAGACAGTCATGCAATGCAAATACTAGGATTGCATGGAAAATTGCAAGAAAATGCTTCTTTACAAGAACAATCGCCTTCTGTTCCAAATATTTCAAATCTTTTACGATCTTTATCTAGAAGAAGACAAGGATTACTTGGAGTAATTGGAGATGTTCTTTCTAGTGCAGGAGATGAGGCAATCATTAGACAACTTGGAATTAAAGATTTAGCAGATACTATTAGAGGTCAACCAAGAGCACATGATCTTAGAATGGGTGGCCATAATAGAAGAAAACAATTAGGACTTTCATAACTTATAAATAAAACGGAGATAATAAATGAACAATCAACCAAAAACATTTGATATTACAGGAAGACCAGACTTTGATGCAGAACAGAAGCCAAGCTTTGATGCTGATTCAAATGTCACATTACCATATTTACAGTTTAATAGAGCCAGCATTATGCCAAAAGTACCAGGAATGATGGCTCCAGGCGTAGTTCCTCCAGCAGCTACTGTTGCTCCTCAACAGGAGGAAGAAGAGGAAGAAGTAAATTCTGAAGACGAATTAAAAGAACATTTAGCTGCTCTTTTTGCAAATACAGATCTTTCAGAAGAATTCGTTGAAAAGGCAAAGACTATTTTTGTTGCTGCTGTAAACGAAAAGGTCGAAGAAGCTGCAAGATATTTGGTTACTCACTATAATCAACAATATTCAAATGCACTATCAGGCACTGTATCTGAATTGAGCGAAAAAGTAGATGATTATCTTACCTATGTTGTTGAAGAATGGGTAAATGAAAATAAGCTTCAAGTTGAAAGAGGAATCAAAGTAGAATTGGCCGAAAACTTCATGTTCGGTCTTAAGAAGCTTTTTGAGACAAACTTCATCGATGTTCCAAATGAAAAGTATGATGTTCTTGACGAACTCTATACCAAGATTGAAGAACAATCAAACTATGCCAATAACATTATGAATGAAAATATCAAGTTAAAGAAGAACTTGGTAGAATCACAAATAATTAATGTTTTTGCTCAGGAAACTCATGGCCTAGCTGCTACACAAGTTGAAAAACTTGCTTCGCTTGCAGAAGGTCTTGAATACGATACCCCAGAGCAATTTAGACATAAACTTACCATTTTGAAGGAAAGCTATTTTGCTGCACCAAAGCAATTAACCGCACAGCCATCAATTGGTCAACAAAACAAAATTGTAGACATTCTGGATACAGTCACTGAACCAGAAATGATCATGGAAGGTACTATGGATGTTTACAAGAAAGCCTTGAGTAGACACTTAAAGAAATAATTTTAATACATATTAACACTAGGAGAAACTAATGAATTTTGACGAATCAACCCCATATGACATGCTAACTGAGAAGTGGGAGCCAGTGCTCGGTCACGATGCTCTTCCTTCCATCGAAGACACTTACAAGAAGAAGGTAACTGCCGTTCTTCTTGAAAACCAAGAAAACGCAATGCGTCAGCAGAGACTATTCGAAGACAACACTGTTGGTGGACCCATCAGCAATGTTGTTGGTGGTCCATCAACCACAATCGCTGGTTACGATCCAATCCTAATCAGCCTTGTTCGTCGCTCAATGCCTAACCTCATTGCTTACGACATCTGCGGCGTTCAACCCATGACCGCTCCAACCGGACTCATCTTCGCAATGCGTCCCAAGTACGATCCCTCAAGCGAAGTTCGTAAGGAAGCTCTCTTCCAGGAACCATATGTTCCATACGGTGGTTCAGGTGGTACTGGTCTAACTCACTCAGGAAACGGCCAAACTTACGGTGCTTATTTAGATGGCACAAGCTTCTCTGTAGAATACGGTCTAAGCCTATTCTCAGGTGCTGGTGCAACTAGAGATACCTTCTTCGGAGATAGCTTCAGAGGTTTGCTAGTAGGACAGGCTGAAAATCTTGGCGGCAGCAAAGCTTTCCAGGAAATGGCATTCACCATTGACAAGGTTGCTGTTCAGGCTAAGACTCGCGCTCTAAAGGCCGACTACACCACTGAACTTGCTCAGGACCTCAAGGCTGTTCACGGACTTGATGCTGAAACCGAACTCGCCAACATTCTCAGCACAGAAATTCTTGCTGAAATCAACCGCGAAGTCGTTCGTGGCATCTACCATGTTGCCAAGCTAGGCGCAAAGCAAGGCGACCTCTCAAGCGCATCTGTACAGGGTGGCGTTTATGACCTCCTAACCGACTCAGACGGTCGTTGGTCAGCTGAACGCTTCCGTGGCCTCATGTTCCAGATTGAACGCGAAGCTAACCAGATCGCCAAGGAAACTCGTAGAGGAAAGGGTAACTTTATTCTCTGCTCGTCGGATGTTGCCTCAGCCCTCGCAATGGGTGGATGGCTAAACATCAGCCCCGCTCTAAACAACCAGCTTGAAATTGATGACACTGGCAACACCTTTGCTGGCGTACTCAATGGCAAGATGCGCGTTTACATCGATCCTTATGTCAGAAGCGGCGTTGACTTCTGCCTAGTAGGATACCGTGGTGCAAGCCCCTACGACGCTGGCCTCTTCTACTGCCCCTACGTTCCACTCCAGATGGTCCGTGCAGTCGATCCTAACACCTTCCAGCCAAAGATTGGCTTCAAGACTCGTTACGGTATGGTTGCTAACCCATTCGTCATCAAGACAGATGGAACTTCTGACGGCGAAGCAATGACCGCTGGTCTAAACCAGTACTACCGCCTATTCCGTGTCACCAACCTCCACGGTAACACTAACTGATAGAAAGTAGTTAAAACCTTTTGGAAAACGGGAGCCATTTCTGGCTCCCGTTTTCTTTTCTACATAGTTTATGAGCAATATTTCCTATTTAGGTCAAGACTATTTTAAATTCGAATTAAGTAGAATACCCGGTGTTATTTTTGCTTCTCAGCAAGTAACTCTTCCAGGAATAGCAATGTCAGATGCGGATCAGCCAACTACTCTTGGTATTCCTATCAAAAGACCTATTGGAGCATATAGATTTCAAAATTTTGAAATGACATTTTTAGTAGATGAACAAATGAAAAATTGGCTTGAAATTTATAAATGGATGAGAGCAATGGGAAATATTGATGATGATTGTACAAATAATAGTTTAAATTTTTCACAATGGATGACTGATGGTAATTTATATGTTACTAATGGAAATTATAGAAATGTTTTAACTGTTACTTTTAAAGAAATATTTCCAATAGCTCTAAGTGGATTAAAATTTATAAGCACTTCTGCCACATATGAACCCCAGATGGCAAGTGCCACATTTGCATACACTTATTATACATTTAGCCCAGATCCAGGAAATCCTTCTTCTTGATTTTATTATGATTTGTGTATAATTACATTATGAATTTTGATGAACTAAAACAACAAATACAAGAAGATCTAAAGATAGATTCTACGGAACTTGCCATTGAATCTGTAAACACTCCACAGATTCATAATAAGTATCTTCTATTACTTAAGAAGTACAAAGAAGATCTCGCAGAGGACGAAAGAACTCTGCGTATGTTGAAGAAGTACAAATGGCTCTACTATACAGGAAAGATTGCTGATGAGGAATTAAAAAAATTTAAATGGGAACCATTTCAATTAAATATTTTAAAAACTGATATTGATAAGTTCATGGACGCAGATGATGATATTATTAAACTGGAGCGTCAAATTACCGAAAAGAAAGAACTAGTCAACTACTTGGACGGAGTGGTAAAGATAGTCGCAAATAGGCAATGGAATATTCGTTCAGCGATTGAGTGGATCAAGTTCAGTCATGGCCAATGAAGAAGTAAAAATAGAAAAAATAGATGGTACATTCATCAAAGTTCATTGCGAAAATTCAGTAGCAAAAGAGATATCCGATTACTTCACATTTAAGGTCCCAAATTCACAATATTCCCCAGCCTTCAAGCGAAGAGTATGGGATGGTCAGATTCGCCTATTCAATTACTTCACTCGCAAGATCTACACTGGTCTAAGAAACAAAGTAGTTAAATTTTGTCTTGATCGAAACTACGATTGTAAATTTAAAAATTTTAAGGAAGAATTTTTTGAAGATTATAAGTCTTTTATTGATGCTCTACCTCTACACTCAGATTCTGGCCAAATCAAGCTCAGAGACTATCAGCAGAGGGCTGTGGAAATGGCTCTTGATCACAAGCGTAGTCTACTGATATCTCCAACTGGTAGCGGCAAGTCTCTTATCATCTACACTATACTAAGATATCTTCTAAGCAAGAATAAGAAGATTCTTGTCCTTGTTCCTACCACAAGTCTAGTTCACCAGATGCGTTCAGACTTCATTGAATACTCTGGCAAAGACTGGAATGCAGATAAGAATATTCATATCATCTATGCTGGTAAAGACAAGGAAACGACAAAGCCCATAGCAATATCCACATGGCAAAGTGTTTATGATCTTCCAGAAAAATTCTTTGCCGAATATGATGCTGTTATTGGCGATGAATGCCATCTATTCAAGGCTAAGTCGCTTGTT